GATCTTGGTACGAATTTCCATGTCCATTGGAATTCTCTCAAATCCAAACCTTTAAAGAACACAGTAGGATGTGGATTAGGTATAACACCAGCGATTTGACCTGCGAGTCCTCCTAAAATCGGTTCTGATTCCATCAGTTTTGACGCAGCTGCATAACCGCCGACTTTTAATGCATCTTCCATAGCTCCTTCACCAGTAACACCACTAATCAAATTGCTTACATTCATGTCACCAAAACCTTTACTCAATTCTGATTTGGCATTTTCTGCTATTTTCGAACCGCTAGATGATTGCAATAAAGCACCGAGTGGACCAGATTCTCTTTCTTCATAACGTATACTATGATATACATTTAAGTTTTCTGGTATCGGAAATCTAATAATAGTGTTAGGTGCCAAAGAACCGGTTCCAAACGGAGATCCCCGAGTGTATGTGTGAAATTGTAGTTCAACGTGAGCAGGAGCATTCGCTAAAAGATCTGGTGGATAAGTAGTACCACCATAATTTAAATCGGATTCACCTACAAGACTCTCTTTCTTTCTTTTAATTCTTTCATATGGACTTTTAGGATATGGATCAGGCAATCGATTGTTTGTGATACTCAGATCAACTGGTAGTTTTGGAAATTTTTGGGTTAATGGAGTATTTTCATTAACAGTAGAATTAATAGTCGAACCCATTACTTCTGCAGCTACGCGACCTACAGCTCCCGATCTTTCAAGCTTCGAAGCAATATTTGCTGATAATTCCATAGCTGATTTTTGTTTTGCAGTAACACGACTAACAGCACCACTAATATCGCCACGAATTTGTCCGGCTCTTTGAGAAATAGTAGAACCGGCATTTTTCATACCAGTTATTTGAGCTCTTTCGAGTGAAGATAACTTTGTTTTGAGTTGGGCACCAACTACGCCGACTGACTGTAGAGATGTATTTTCTTCTGCCATGAGAAATCCTATAAATAGTTATATGGCTAAGACTTATAAAGGTGTCTTTAAACCTAAAAATCCGAGTAAGTATCGAGGTGATCCTACCAACATTATTTATAGAAGCAGGTGGGAACTCTTCTTTATGAGATACCTCGATGATAATAGCGGCGTAAAAGAATGGGCAAGTGAAGAACTAGTCATTCCGTATCGCTCACCTATCGATGGAAGAGTGCACAGATACTTTCCAGATTTTTGGATTAAAAAGATTAATCGCGAAGGTAAACTAGATACGGTCGTTGTGGAAATAAAACCATATAAAGAAACCGTAGAACCTACCGCGCAAAAAAATCTTACTAAGAGGTATTTATACGAAGTGAAGACATGGGGTGTAAATTCTTCTAAATGGAAAGCGGCACGAGAATATTGTAAAGACCGAGGTTGGGAATTTACTATCATTACCGAAAAAGAATTAGGACTTAAATTCTAATGGCAACATATATTTTTCAGAAAATTGCAGACGAAGGTAAAATAGAACTTGGCTCGGATGTAGATCCAGAAGAGGCGCGCGATTGGTATCGTGATAAGGCTCAATCTGTTCGTAATGTCAATATGAAGAGAGAGCTGAGAAATCGAGCCCGTCTATATAATAAAATAGTAAATCTTGATGTAGGTCGTATGTATATGTTTCAATACGATCCAAAAGGCAAAGACACATTGCCATATTACGATATGTTTCCTCTTATTTTCGTCTTAGAAAAATACAAAGATGGATTTTTAGGTATGAATATGCATTACCTGCCTCCTGTTTTTCGTGCAAGGCTGATGGATAGATTATATAGTATTGAAAGACAAGATAACATACGTGAGTCTAAAAAACTTAGATTAAATTATGGTTTTTTAAATTCTGTGGCGAAGTATAAATACTTCAGGCCCACAGTTAAACGCTATCTGACATCACAAGTAAGATCCCGCTATTTGTGGATACCATACGAAGAATGGGACATTGCGCTTATGCTACCTACTCAGAGGTTTAGAAAATCTAAACAGAATGTAGTATGGCGCGAATCAAAGAAACTAATACAGAGATCATAAAATGCCATTATCTATTGACTCTTGGAAAAGCGGAATCAAAGATAGTTTACCATCTACGCATTATGAAATAATTATAAATCCACCTGTCGGTGGAGGAACGGAACTAACTCTAAGAACCGAATCAGCTTCAATGCCTGGTGTCGCGTTTCTTTCAGTAGATAACTTTTCTCCGTATGGCAATGGTTTAATGTATAACATTCCATATCGTTACAATCCTCAAGAAGTTACGATGATACATACGATCGACGAGAAAGCAGATGTGTATAAAACGTTTAGAGAATGGGGAAATAAAGTAGTTGATCTCGATGGCGAGGATAAATTCGGCGCCAAATATATGGAACCCAAGGGCGGTGGGTACGTTGTTGATTTTACTCTCGTAGTATATAATCGACAAAAAGAAATAGCTAAGCAAGTTGTCTTTATCGAGGCATTTCCAATTAATATAGAACCAGTTCAATTGAGCTGGGGTCAACACGATGAAATTGCAAAAATTTCAGTTAGTTATAGGTTTACTAGATTCATAGTAGGGTGATAAATCATGGCACTTCCAAAAATTAATGTTCCAACATTTGAAACAATACTTCCTTCCAAACAAGAAAAAATATTTTATAGACCATTTTTAGTAAAAGAAGAAAAGATTTTATTGATCGCAAAAGAAAGTGGCGATTACAACGACGTCTATAACGCTATTAAACAAGTTATTAATAACTGTGTTATGCACGATGCTTTTGAGATTGATAAGTGCACTACGTTTGATCTCGAATATTTGTTTATTAAAATCAGGGCAGTTTCTGTAGGAAACATTGTCAAATTTAAAGTAGAAGATAGTGATGACGGTATTGAATATGATTTAGAATTAGATTTGAATGAAGTCGAAGTACAGATGCCAGATAATCATGATCGAAAAATTATGCTTGATGATGACGTAGGCTTATTGATGGATTATCCTACGCCTCAAGTATCAGAAAAAATTAAAGATCTAAAAGACATCAACGAAATTACATACGAATTAGTAAAACAATGTATTGAATCAGTATTTGACGATGATGATGTTTATCCATGGAAACAAACATCAGAAGCAGAAAAAGATACATTTTTAGAAATGTTGCCTACTGATTCATATAAAAAGATTAGTAAGTTTTTTCAGAACATGCCAAAAATCGAGCATGTTGTAGAATATGAAAATAGTAACGGACAAAAGAAAAAAACGGTATTTAGGAATCTAAACGATTTTTTTATGTTGGGCTGAGTTATCTGAATCTTTATTCTCATTATAAACTTACGTTTAATATAACTCAGTATCACAACATGTCGGTTACAGAAATAGAGAATATGATACCTTTCGAAAGAGAGGTGTGGACTGATTTTATACGTGAGAAAATTGAAGCTAAAAAGAATAAAGATAGAACAGAAATCGCGGATCAATTTTAATGTCAATACTTAGTACAATAGGCAGTGGAATACTCAGACTTGGGGCAAGGGTCGCGAGGTCTGCTGCGAAGAAGGGCGCGACTAAAACAAAAGATGCCGTTAAAAAAGGTGTACAAAATAAAAGAGTCGCCAACTCTCGTAAAGTTCCTAAGTCGCAGCGAACTACAAAACAACAAGCAGCAAGAGATAAGAGAGCGGCCGATCTCAGGGCGCAACGCACTGCTGCGCGCGCTAAACGAAACGCTAAGGTTAAAAGTAGAACTACCGGTATAAAAGGCCGTTTAGCAAAAACATTTGGTACGGGTGGATTGGGTGGTTTACTTGGTAGTATGCTGGGTGGAGGTAAAGACGTAAATGATCCTACACCAAAAGACGGTACTGGAAATCCTCAACCTGTACCAAAAGAAAAAGCTACAGGTGGTACAGACGATAAACCAATAGATTTATCATGGCTACCTCAAGCAATGGCAGTAGCGATACCTACTATACGCGATGATGAAGAACGAAGAGCGTATTCACTGTCTGATGTAATAGTAACACAAGATATCGAACTCGATGAAGAAGGTGGAATACCTTTCATTGAATCTGGAACTATTATTCCATCACGCATTGCAGAAATCGGTACTCTTTTTGCTATTACTGATACGTTACGTAATCAAGTAACTGATTTAAATAAACAGATGTTTATTGCTAATAGTACATTAAAAGAAATCAAGAAACAATTAGGATTAGCAATTAGAGAGAACGCTGCGACGAAGAGAGCGAATGAACGCAGACGAGATGAAGAAGCTGTTGAAGGTGGTAGAATTAAAAAGGCCGCTATGTTTGTTGGCGGCGCAGCAGCTGCATATGTAACAGTTAAAACAATGAGTTTGTTGCAAAGAATGGGCAATATTGCGATGTTAGGTAGCATGGCATTGTTTGCTGATGATGTCGCCGCGATGTTTACAAGTGATGATGAAGAAGAACCATTACCATTAGTAGAAGATCAAGACGAAGCTCTTGATTATGCAGATGAACAACTAGATGCTATGGAAGGCGATGACACCGAAGGCACGGGTGTAGATCCTACTGAAGAAGAAATATCAGAAGAATCAGCAGAACCACAATCTGAACTTGCTGATACACTTGAAGGCGCCGCTGATGCAATGTCAGAAGGTGCTGCTGGTACATTATTAGATGCAGGAATGATTGCTGGTGGTGGTGCGATGGTAGCTGGTGCTTTGGGAGCCACAGCGACCGCAGCTGTATTAGCGCCAGTCGCCGCTGCAGCAACCGCACTTGGCGCAGGTATGGCTGTCGGTACTATTATAGCAGATAATACACAAATAGATGAAAATATTTCTCAAGCTTACCAAGATTTTAACGAAGAAAATCTCGATGAGATGACTTCGAGAGAAGAGATGTCTCAAAAGTATGGTGAAGCTCAAGGTACGGTCGGATTCTTTGGTGATCTGTTAGGCGAAGGTTTATTCGACACTGAAGAAGATCCTAAAGACATTTACGCCGCATTCAGAGATATGACATGGGACGACCATGCTGAACTAAACAAGGCATATCAAGAAGAATACGGTCAATCACTCGCGAGTGCCACATGGAAAGCTGTCGGTGATGCAGGTTCAGAGGCAATTAATAATTTAATCAGTCAAAATACGATGGACAAGCATCTCGCTGAGACACAAAATGAAGGTGATGGTGTAGAGAATAAGATATATGCTACGTCTCTCGAATCAGCACAAGAAGGACAATATTTGACTGGCGAACAGATGCAAGAACTTGTATCAGGAGAATATGCTGAAGCGCCAGTTGTAGAAGAGATCAAACACTATACGACAGAAGCAGCACAAATCCATAAAGATTTGAAAGAAGGAAAAATCTCAGGTGTCGAAGCGTTACAGCGAATGAGAGAAAATCCAATTAAACTAGAAAATGTTATTCCCGGTGGAGTAAGTATTAATGATCTCTCAGAAGGCGCAGCGAGTGGAATAAAAGAAACTTTACAACTGCCTGAAGTGGGAGAAATAATTCCACTCAATGAAATCATTGAAGAAGTACCAGCAGCATTACAAGAAGATGTTACAGCTCTCATTGGAGAACATGTAGAAGCTCCTATTAATAAAGTTGTAGGCGAGTTAAATTCTAAAGTTGATACAGTTGTTGATGAAACATTAGACGAAAAAATAAAAAGCGTTATAGTACCAATGATACAAGATGGTAAACCTAAGAAAGAGCGTGGAATTCCATCAGGTACTACAATGACTCCAACACTTGAAACAGCTACTCCTCAATTTATGGCTGTTGATCCGTTCCTGACAAATCGGAAACAGACATAAAAAAGGGTCGTAGACCCGCGCGCTACTGCATGACTCGCGCTTTTGAAGATCTACGACCCTAGCTTCCCAAGCTTATTCGTTAGCAAGCTTCCTAAAGAAATCCAGTGACTCATCATCGTCATCAAATGACGTTGTTGTTTCTGCTACTGGTTCTGCTGTAGCTGCTGGAGGTGTCCATGCAGGTTCAGTTGGTTGTACAGCCGGTGCTGCATTAGGTACATCTTCGGCAACAGTATCAGGTTGCAGACCACCAAGTACACGCATCAACTTTTGTTGAAGCTCTTCGTACGACTTAAAGTTCTTCTGATCGAGGAACTCGGCAAGACCATGTTCCTGTTTCCAAATGGCTTCAAGCTCGCTGTCATCGTTAGACAGAGCAGACGGAGAGTCGAATGCTGACTTGTCGTAGTTACGATAACCTTCTACCTTGCGAATGCGCAGGCGGAAGTTGGCACCTTCCCACAGATCAAATGGGTTGATTGCATCCTCGTCTTCAAAAGCGGGGTGCATGAGGTCATTAATCTTATCAAAGATCTTCTTACCATACTCATAGAGGAAGACTTTGCCTTCGTTCTGAGGATTGGCAGGATCAGAGACAACAAAGATGTTTGACACATAGTGAAGACGACGCTTCTGCTTACGTGCAATCTCTTTGTCTGACTCAAGACCAGAGTTCCACAACTTAGAGTTGTATTCGCCGACAGGATCGTCGAGGCCGATAGAAGTCAGTGACTTCTCGATGTACCAACCACCAGGACCTTGAAAGCCATGGTCCCAATATCGAACGAAAGGCACATCTTCACCTGAGGGTGCAGGCAAGAATCGGATAATGGCAGAACCATTACCTGCTGTGTCGACTGTGGGTTTCCAAAAGCGCTCGTCTGGACCAGTGCTCTGTGATTGATTGCCCGCTACTTTCTCTGCGGCCGCTGTAAGCTTGTCGAATGACGACTTACGGTTTGATTTTAATGCTGCAAAATCCATATGTATTTCCTTGTATGTGCGAATGTATTAACAGTTTATTCACAGTATTCATCATATAACAAGTATATTCTACTATAAAGGAGAGGAGTTGTAAACCCCCCTCCCCCTTATTTATTTCACTTTAAAGCTTTAAAGTGAAACAATTATCTCACTTTTCAGTAACGAACTCATAAAGCTCACTTGCTTTCGACTTAATGTCGCTAGGTTGTGGTATCTTTGGTAAGAAAGACTTCACATTATCTAGTTGTTCTTCAAGCTTTCTCGTTGCTGAGATATTACCAGTATCTCGAATCTTAGCAATCGTATCTTCGATCTCTGTATGTAAATGCCAAAAGGCACCATTCATCTGATCGAAGCGGTTCATTTCGAGGTCACGTGCCATTTCTAGCACTTTAAAACGTAGTTCATAGGGATTGGACATATTATGTCTCCTGTGTGTGTGTTAATATAAATTGCCGACAAGTTCAACGTAATCTTCCACATCAAACTTAACGAACGGCTGAAACTTCAACAGCTTGTTCATTGTTTTCGGCCATATGATAGTATCAGAAATATTTTCTTTCCAATACCAGAATACCCTACATGTAGCATTCAGAATGACCATGGTTTCAGGCATGATCTCCTTTCTATTATACATGTTGAGTACTTTCGGGTAATCACCGTTCTTTACAACTAAAGCCTCGTCAAGGCTATCGAACTGTGACATGTCTTGCTGAAACAAATATTTCAGAGACTGATGACGTTTTTTGGTTGCTTTGAATCTATCAATGCATTCTTGATCAAGGAGTTGTCCTACCCAGAGATCTGAATTCTCAAACAGATTACTGGCTAGGTACAACTCTAGATCGTCCTTCTTTGATAGACGATGGAAAAAGAAACGATCCTGCCTCAAATTGAACTTGTCAAACTTCGCATTCGTCTTACCACGGTACTTGAAGTAGTCGTAGGAATCTGAGTCGAAGTGTAATTTGAGGGCAAGATATTTCTGGTAAGCCTCAAATGGTTCCATTATATAGGTAGTCTTGCCGTCTTTTGTAGAAA